CCAGCATCAGGTGATGAAGCAGGATCGGGTCCTTTGGAAGAGCCACTAGGTAGAGCCAAAAAAGCGTAAGTAAGGTAGACAATGGCAGTAAGACAGATTAGACTTTTAGGATCAGAGGTTACTTTAACATCAGCATCGACTATAGGTGATGCCGAATGTGTGAGACTGTTTAATGGTAACTCGGTTACCGCAGGAACAGTGAACGTTATAACACATAAAGATTCTGGTGGTAATACAAAAGGAACGATTAGTTTGTATCCACAGCAAGAAATCATATTAGATAAAAGTTCCAAAGACACGTTAGAAGCCACTAACGCATCATGCCTAGCAGTATCAATCTTTGATAAGATTAACTAGGCGATGAGAATACAAGAAATCACAGAAAATTACTTTGATAAGCTGAGTGCAGATGCAACAAATCTCCTCATGACAGCTCAAGCAAATAACGAAAATGAAATTGATACACAATCCATGGTTGACGAGTTAAACCAAATGGGTTACAGTGTAACACCACAATCACTTGCAGGATTATTCAAAAATAACAAACTGGTAAAAAGTATCAATCCTCAGAAAATTACCCTAAACATAGATAATGATTTGACACAGTACAGTAAAGATGCTACAATGGATAATGCTAAAAAAGTTGCCAACATGGCAAAGAAAACCATTGATAGAGATATTACCTAGTGTCATTACTTGTTGAAAAATTTCAATATACAAAATTAAAAAGAACAAACATAGATGGTAAAAGACACTATGTTGGAGAGAACGGTAATCCTGTTCCTAGTGTGACAACTATACTAGGTGCAACTAAGGATATGACTGCTCTTAATGAATGGAAGCGTAGAGTTGGTAAGGCAGAAGCACAAAGAATAGTAACTGAATCAGCAAATCTTGGAACAGTGACTCACAGTCATTTAGAAAATTATATAACAGGTGATCCGAGGCCCACAGGCGGTAACATTGTTTACCAACAAGCAAAAAAATTAAGCGATATAATAATCGATCAAGGTCTATCAAAAGTAGATGAAGTTTGGGCAATCGAACAGAACTTATGCTTTCCTAACTTATATGCCGGAACGGCTGATATGGTTTGCGTATGGGAAGGACAACCTGTGATAGGTGATTTCAAGACTTCTAGAAAAGTTAAAAAGAAAGAATGGATCGAAGAATACTTCATGCAGTGTGCCGCATACGCCCTAGCACACAACGAAGTTTATGGTACTGATATAAATGCAGGGCTTATTTTTATAGTATCACACAGCGGTGAATACCAGCAATTCCTAGTAGAAAAAGCAGAATTTAGGAAGTATAATGATATGTGGCTCGATAGAGTTGAACAGTTTTATAAAATCGCTAAATAATACAGTTAAGGTATTTAGAATATGACAACAACATTTGTAAGACTTAAAAATCGTAGAGGTAATAAGGCAGATTTACCAAAGCCGTTAGCAGAAGGTGAATTAGGATTTGCTACGGATACAAGAGAATTATACATAGGTGGTGGTAATCAGAGTTCAAAGAATCGTATGGTTCAAGTAGATGATTACATAAACTCACAGGTATCGACACAGAGTGACCTAGATAACAAGATCGTAACATTTTTACTAACAGGTACAGAACACGTAAAAGGTGATGGCGTTAACGCAAGATCCACTGATCTTAATGGAGGTAGTACCTTGACTTTTCCTACATCAGGTAAAACATCGACTGGTAATGTTGCGGACTATCAGATCACAAAATTTAGTACAACAGGTATGCCTACAACAATGGCAACTAATACTTACACAATTAGTACAGGATCACCAAACACACTTAGAATAGATTTTACAAATAACAATGTACCAGAAGCAAACTCCGTTGTAGTTTTTACAAAATGGACAGAAGCAGAAGTGATGTCAGCAGTCAGCACAGCAATTCCATCTATAACAGCAAACGTGGCAGATGCAAACAATGACGTCTATGTTGACTACTCAACAGGAACTGGATTCGTTAACATAACTGATGAACACACGTACTTGGCTTTATCGGCACAACCATCATCATCTAGTTATTCCGCCATCAATGCCGGTTCAACTATAAGACAACAGAACAGCGGTGCAGAAGGTATATTGAAATATACAGTGGTTCCAGGCACAAGTCAAAATGTATTTAGACTAAGAGATGTTACAGGAACATTCACAACTAATGCCGCCGATACTTTAAATGTTGTGGTAAGTGGATTGGGAATTAACTATAGCACAGGTGTATATCCTGGCACTGTTTTTCTTAATACAAAAACAAATATCGCATCAACACTTGCAGGTTTGCCTGCAATAGCATCAGCTGGTGTAAACACAGGTTCAGGTACTCCTGCAAACGTTTATATTAGAGGAACACTAGCAAATTTAAGTTATCCTTCAGAACCAAATATGCTAACAGTAGATGGTACTTTACTGCTTAAAACAGATTCACCTAAACAAGCAGACTTACTATCAAACTTCTTAAACAGAACAGTAGCACAAGGTCCAGGTAAAACTACGGTAGCAAATAATATTAGAATTTACACACAAGATTCTAAACCAGAAATTAACAATAATATCTATTACGGTCCTGCCGCACTTTTAAAACTGGAATTGAATACTTCTACAACAGATGCAGTTGTAACAAGTTTTGATCTTACAGAATCAAACACCATGTTTGTCGATTACAGCTTCAAATATGGAACAGCTCTTGCAGTAGGTACTATAAGAGTGATAGCTACGACATCAGGAGCTGAATTTATTGATGATAGAACAGAGACTGATCCAACCAGCGACATAACTTTTAGTGCTGACGTAAACTCGGGTAAAGTTAGATTACGTTATTCAAACGCAAGTTCCAGCCAAAATGCAACCTTAAGTTATGTAGTTAAGAGATGGAGAACTGAGTAAAGTTATAGTTCCTGTTTATTCATAGGAATTTTAACATAATTACAGTTGTCCACTAGAAATCTTTTTGTTAAAAAAGTTTGACACTTTTAGATTTTTAGTCTAAAATGTATATATTAACTAAAGAAGAGCGAAAAATGAACAAGAAAGAAGATTTGCATATCATAAAGCGTGACGGTCGCAGAGAATTACTAGACATCAACAAAGTACACAAAATGACGGAAGCCGCTTGTGAAGGCTTATCCGGAGTATCATCATCTCAGGTTGAAATGAATTCTGGCCTACAGTTTAGAGATGGTATGTCCACAGACGAGATTCAAGAAATTTTAATTAAATCAGCAAACGATCTAATAGATCTAGAGAATCCGAACTATCAATTTGTTGCGGCGAGATTATTATTATACAGTTTGCAAAAGCACGTATTTGGAAAGTTTATGCCAACAGAAGGTCATGTGCCTTTACGATACTTTGTTGCGACAAATATCGAACGTGGAGTATATGACAAATCAATTTTATCAAAGTTTTCTGACGATGAATGGAATAAACTAAACAGCTATATCAGACATGATAGAGATCTTAACTTCACTTTCGCAGGTTTAAGACAAGTAGTTGACAAGTATCTAGTACAAGATAGAAGTTCAGGTAAGATTTTTGAAACTCCTCAGTTCATGTACATGATGATTGCGGCGACTTTATTTGTAAACTATCCTAAAGAAACAAGATTAAAGTATATCAAAAAATATTACAATGCCACTAGCCAATTTAAAGTAAACATTCCTACTCCTGTTATGGCAGGCGTAAGAACACCTATTAGGCAGTTTGCTAGTTGCGTACTAGTCGAAGTAGATGATACTTTACCGAGTATTTTTTCTAGCGATATGGCTATCGGTAGATATATTGCACAAAGAGCCGGAATAGGAATTAATGCGGGTCGTATTAGAGGAATCAATTCTCGTATACGAGGTGGTGAAGTAGCACACACTGGTGTTGTTCCATTTCTTAAAAAGTTTGAAGCAACTGTGAGATGTTGTACACAGAATGGTGTAAGGGGTGGTAGTGCAACAGTACACTTTCCTATATGGCACCAAGAGATAGAAGATATACTTGTATTAAAAAACAACAAAGGCACAGAAGATAATAGAGTTCGTAAATTAGATTATTCTATACAATTATCTAAATTGTTTTATGAAAGATTATTAAATGATGGAGAAATAACTTTGTTTTCACCTCATGACGTACCAGGACTATATGATGCATTTGGTACAGATGAATTTGATGATTTATATATCAAGTATGAGAACAATAAGAAAATTTATAAGAAGAAAATTTCTGCACAGGTACTTTTTGGTAAACTGTTACAAGAAAGAGCCGAAACAGGTCGTATCTATCTTATGAATATTGATCATGCAAACACACATAGTAGTTTCCAAGACAAAGTTTCGATGAGCAACTTATGTCAGGAGATAACTTTACCTACAGTTCCGTTACAACACATAGACGGTGATGGTGAAATTGCTTTATGTATTTTAAGTGCAATCAATGTTGGTACTCTAAAAGACTTAGATGAACTAGAAGATCTTTGTGAAGTGGCTGTAAGAGCCTTAGATGAAATTATTGATTACCAAAACTATCCAGTAACAGCGGCAGAAATATCTACAAAGGCAAGAAGAAGTTTAGGCATAGGTTATATAGGTCTTGCACATTATCTTGCTAAGAACCAAGTTAAGTATGGAGACAAGGGTGCTTTAAAAGTTGTTCATGAATTAACAGAATCATTCCAATATTATTTGATTAAGGCTTCTGTAGAACTTGCAAAAGAAAAAGGTAAATGTGAATATTTTGATAGAACAAAGTATGCACAAGGAGAGTTACCAATCGATCATTACAAGAAAGATCTTGACGAAGTATGTTCAGTTAAAATGAAGAAGAACTGGGATAAACTTAGAAAAGAGATTGCTGAATTTGGTATGAGAAACTCTACTTTGTCAGCACAGATGCCTTCGGAAAGTTCTTCAGTAGTTAGTAATGCTACTAATGGTATTGAACCACCACGTGGTTTCTTATCAGTTAAAAAGAGTAAGAAAGGTCCATTAAAGCAAATAGTACCTGACTACTCAAGGTTAAAGAATTTTTATACTCTGCTTTGGGATATGCCAAATAACGATGGGTATATTAACGTAGTTGCTGTGATGCAAAAGTTTTTTGATCAAGCAATATCAGGCAACTGGTCATATAATCCAACACATTATGAAAATAATGAGGTACCAATGAGTGTTATGTTTAAAGATTTATTAAACACTTATAAGTTAGGTTGGAAGACTAGTTATTATCAGAATACATATGATTTTAAATCAGATGCAAGTGTCGAAGTTGAAGAACAACCAGTTCAGAACGCCGCAAAGGAGTTTGAGCACTTAGATGGTTCTCATGATGCTAAACAAGTTGAATCAAATGTATCAGTCACACAAGATACAGATGTCGAAAATTGCGACGCCTGTGAAATTTAAGAGAAATAAATAGGACTATGGCAAAAACAGTTTTTAATAGAAATGACATTGACTTTACAAAAGAACCGATGTTCTTTGGTGAGGATCAGAACGTGCAAAGATATGATGTATTCAAGTATCCACAGTTTGATAAATTAAATCAAACTATGCTAGGATACTTTTGGAGACCTGAAGAAGTCAGTCTGCAAAAAGATAGATCAGATTTTGATACTTTCAGACCTGAACAGAAACACATATTCACGTCTAATTTGAAGTATCAAACTTTACTAGATAGTGTACAAGGTAGAGGACCAAGTCTTATGTTCTTACCTTATGTTTCTAATCCAGAGCTTGAAGGTTGTATCGTGACTTGGGATTTCTTTGAAACTATACACTCAAGATCGTATACACACATCATAAAGAATGTTTATCCTGATCCAGCAGAAGTATTTGATACTATTTTAGATGATAAAGAAATTTTAAAACGTGCAGTTTCGGTAACTAAAAACTATGACACTTTTGGTGAAGCGGCAGAAAACTATTTTGTAAAAGGCAAAGGTAATTTATATGATGTTAAGAAAAAACTTTATCTAGCAATGGTAAATGTTAACCTATTAGAAGGTTTAAGATTTTATGTATCATTTGCTTGTACATTTGCGTTTGGTGAATTGAAACTTATGGAAGGTTCTGCTAAAATTATATCACTTATTGCACGTGACGAAGCAACACACTTGAACTTGTCTACACACGTTATCAAAGCATGGCACAATGCATCTGATGATCCAGATTTTACAAAAATATCAAAAGAGTGTGATAAAGATGTATATGATATGTTCAAAGTAGCAGTTGAAGAAGAAAAAGCATGGGCTAATCATTTATTCAAAGAAGGAACTATTATTGGTTTGAATGAAACCTTATTACACAGATACGTTGAATTTATTGCAAACAAAAGATTAAAGGCAATTGGTAAAGAACCAATTTTTGATCAGCCTATCACACAGAACCCACTACCATGGACACAACATTGGTTAAGCTCAGCAGGCTTACAGGTAGCACCTCAAGAAACAGAAGTCGAAAGTTACATCATAGGTGGTGTAAAACAAGATGTAACCAAAGACACATTTAAAGGCTTTAAATTATGATCCAAAATAAAAAATACGAAGAAGGTGACATAGTAGCAATTAAACTAGTGACAGCTGAGGAAGTTATTGCTAAAGTAGTAGAAGCTGGTGCAGATAGTATCAAAGTTTTGAAACCTATGATGCTGGTACATACTCCAAAGGGTTTGGCCATGAGTCAGTTTATGATGATGCAAGATGTTGAAAATGCAATTGAATTACCAACAAGTAATATAATTGCAATTACAAAAGCAAATTCAATAGCTTCTAGTCAATACTCACAAACAGTCACAAGTATCAAAGTACCAACACCTGCAGAAAAATCAAAGATAATTACCTCATAATAATAGTATATAAATACTATTATGCCAGCAGTAACTAGATTAGGTGATTTATGTACAGGACATGGACCATGTCCGCCGAGACCTAGTAATAGTGCGAGTTCAACGGTCTTTGCAAATGGAATACCAGTACACAGATTAGGAGATAGTTGGTCGATACATTGCCTTCATGGAAGTGTATTAGCGGCAGGATCGTCAACTGTTTTTTCAGAAACTAAAAACTTAGGTAGAATAGGTGATCCGGTTGCCTGTGGCAGTAAAGTAATGCAAGGTTCAGGAACAGTATTCGCAGGAGGATAAGATGACAACAGGAAAAAGAATAACAGGAAGTTATCTCGATAGTTTAAACTTTCCATCAACTATAACCCCAAAGACCACACAGATAAGTGATCTACAAAAAAATTTATTGAATAGTGGAGCATTGGATTTAGTTGATCACACAGACCCTTTTGGAAGATCATGTAAAGCATATGCTGGATTCAAAAATCCACATGACGACACAATACAACAGATTGCACAGAAGATAGCTGATCAAAAAGCACAGTTACCTGACGATTGGAATCATGCAACTTATAGTCAACGTGCAGAAGTTCCAGGCCAGTTAATAGGTCCAGGACAACCTACTAGGAAGCTGACTGATATTGAAATCAGAGATATTGATTTTGTTGAAGGTGCAATAAAAGATATTACTTTTTTAAGTAATAGGCAGAGTGGTATGTGTGTTACAGAGTATACAGACTCCAATGCACAATGGACAGTGATGGGTAACACAGCCAAGTATGGAACGTCTGTTGCATTACCAACAACACCTAGCTCTCCAGGTGGCATAGCCATTCCTGGATTATCAGGATATATGAGCATGGTGTCATCTTTCAGTTCTCTTGCTAACGTGTTAACAAATATTCCATCAACAGCATCAGGTCCTTGTAAGTTTATAGAGTCAGCTATGGGAGCCTTAATGAAAGCAGGATCTATATTAGGTGAGATACTATCAAAAATTTTACAGGTTGCTGGTATAATGGCTTTAGCAATGGCAGTGATAGGACTTGCAAAACTTTTAATTGATATAATCAAAGAAGATTTAAAGTATCTTGGAAATATACTTGAAAAATTATTACAGGCCGCTTTAGCTGGATTACTTGGTGAACTTGCTAAAGATCCATGCATGGCTTACCTTTTAACGGCAGGTATTGCCACTGCTACCACACTAAAGAACTTAGATTTAATTTAAGCATTGACAAATACTAATAAAGTAGTATAATTACACTTACAACGATGAAGGTGTCATAATAGATTATACGGACGTCGGGGCAGTACCGACCACCTCCACCATAAACACTTTGTAGTTACCAGAACGTGATGGTACCCACAAGTAAGGACAGACGCAGAGTGTTTATGACGGGGGTGAACTAGGATCGACGGTGATTTAAAAGGCATTGGAGTTGTCGGTAGGTGACGACCGTAAATCGCACAAAATTATAAATGCAGATGAAAATCTAGCACTTGCGGCCTAATTCGTTAGGCTAACGGGGTTGGCAACTGACCTGGCAACAGAATAGTTGCACATTGAAAGGTTTTATTTTGAACAAGTTAATTAAATTTTGGAAGAACAGTTACACATCAAATCCTACTGCATTTTACTATGAGATGATAAGTGCAATAACGGTCATTATAGGTAGTGGAATATTAACGTACACAGTTCTAGAACCAAGACCAGATCTTTTTATTCCTTTCTATTGGATAGGAAGTACAACAGGTTTTGTAGGAGCATACTATAGGATGAGTGCATGGGTAATGGTCCTGACGTTTTGGTTTACAACAATGAACACAATAGCACTTTGGAGACTTTTCTTCTAATGACTTTGATGCACAAACATTTGATTGTTAGAGCAGAAGTCAACAAACCACCTAGAGATCCCAATTGGGCACATTCATGGTTAGTTGATCTTGTTGATAAAATAGGAATGAAGATATGTCAAGGTCCTATAACAACATACGTAGACAAACCAGGTAACAGAGGACTGACAGCGGTTGTTGTTATAGAAACATCTCACATTGCTTTACATTGTTGGGATGAAGAAAATCCAGGATTATTACAACTTGATGTTTATACTTGTGGCCCACTAGATGAAAAAATAATTTTTGAAGAAGTCAAAGATTTTGATCCAGTAACTATCGAGTACAAGTATTTAGATAGAGAAAAAAACTTAAAGGAAATAAATGTCGATTAAAGATAAAATAGCTACATGGGGTGAGTCGTTGTCTATGCTGGAAGGAACAGATAGATTAGAATATCTGCTAGACCTAGCCAAGGAATCAACAACACTCGATCCTGATAAGAAATTAGAAGAAAATAAAGTACATGGATGTATGTCTCAGATATGGGTTGACTGTCACATAGATAAAGATAAGATTATTGTAGAGTATGATAGTGATGCTATGATAACAAAAGGTATAGCAAGAGTTATATGCGATTGTTTCACCGACAGTGATAAAGATGAAGCCACAACTGTAGGTATAGATGATTTCAATCCATTAGGAATACAGCCATTATTAACAGCTCAACGTAGAAACGGATTAGGAAATTTGATACATACAGTTGTTAATAAATGTAAGAAATTATAACACAAGGAAAGGTGGCAGAGTGGTTGAATGCACCGGTCTTGAAAACCGGCAAAGGCGCAAGTCTTTCGTGAGTTCGAATCTCACCCTTTCCGCCATACATAAGTATAAAAAACGGTTGATATTTTTATGAAAATTGTTTATTATAATATAAATGACTAAAGCTATTACTAAAGAGGATATTAATGATCTTAAGAAATGGATTAGGTTCCAAGAAGTTCTTACAAGAAGAACTGTTGTCAAAAACTCCAGAAAGCATGAATATAATACAATTAAGAGAAAACTTAAGATGTTAGAAGCAACGATCAGAAAAGAAAAAAATTTAAGAAAGAAATATCCTGCTGTGCAAGAAGCATATGACCATTACCTACTCACGTTAGGACTAGTGAAAAAAAGTAAAGGAGAAAAATGACTTATTATGTAAATCAAGCCTGTGTAGGGTGCAAACATACTGATTGTGTTGATGTTTGTCCTGTTGATTGTTTTTATGAAGGAGAAAATTTTCTAGCAATCAATCCTGATGAATGTATTGATTGTGGAGTTTGTGAACCAGAGTGTCCTGTAGATGCAATCAAACCTGATACGTTTGACGAACCAGATAAACAGTTTTGGATAGATAAAAATAAAGAACTTGCTGAAAAATGGCCTAATCTTACTTCCGCACTAGGAGAAGCATTACCAGACGCAGACAAATACAATCCAGAAAATTATAAACAAGATAAAAAAGACTTACTGTCAGAAAATCCAGGAGAAGGAGATGGGTAAAAAATTTAGTGAAAAATGGAAAGAGGAAAGAGAAAAGAAAAGAGCTATGAAGAAAGAAAAACAAGGACAAACAAGTGAACCAGTTCATAAACACGGTGCGACTTTAGAAGAAGGTTTGAAGAAAACAGAACAGAAAATTGATCTTAACATTTTTAATGGTAGACATCTGTTTGTGGCAACACCTGCCTACGGTGGACTAGTAGGAGAAGCTTACTTGAAGTCAATGGTCAAACTAGGAATAATTTTTAAACAATACAATCTAAATTTTACATTGGCCACTATCGCAAACGAAAGTTTGATCACAAGAGGTAGAAATACTCTTGTATCGATGTTTATGGCAGAACCAAAGTTTACTGATATGATTTTTATCGATGCAGACATACACTTTGAAGCGGAATCAATATTGAAACTATGGTCTAAGCTGTGTAATGGTGACAATGAAGTTGATATTGTTGTTGGTTCATATCCTAAGAAGACAATCAATTGGAAAGGTATACGTAATGTTATCGACAGAGATAACATACCTGCAGAAGAAATGGAAAGACACCAAGCATCGTATGTTTTAAATATCAAAGCAGATCCAGATGGTAGGATACCGATGCGTAATGGATTGATTCCAGTATATGATGCCGGAACAGGATTCATGATGTATAAACGATCAGTTATACAAAAGATGATGGACAAGTGGCCGGACCTGCACTATAAAAATGATTTAAACACTGATGCTAAATTTGATCCTTATATGTATGCTTTATTTGATACAATAATTGATCCGACAACAAGAAGATACCTATCAGAGGATTATACTTTTTGTAGAAGATGGCAAGAACTAGGAGGAACCATATGGATGGATCCTAGTATTGATTTAGATCACCAAGGTACACATTTGTTTAGAGGTAATATTTCAAATCAGTTTAGCTACGGTGGTCCTGCAAAGCCTGGACAGAATATGGTCAAAGAACCAGGTAAGACAGTTGACATAAAGATACCTTCAAGAAAAAAGAAAGAAGAAGATGCAGGAAAATCAGAACAATCAGAACAACCAACAGAATAGTTGGATGAACTGGATAGTGCCATCAAAGATGGCTCCAGACTATATTTTTAAATTAATTTTATTTTTATTTGTTTTGCCATGGTTTATTGGATACAAGTTTACTAGTATGGGATTACTGACTAATGTATTGCTCATTGATTTCATTCTATATCTAAGCTACAAACATAGAGGATTATTATAAGCGGATATGGTGGAATTGGTAGACACGCCAGTCTTAGGAACTGGTGCCGCGAGGCATGGGGGTTCGACTCCCTCTATCCGCACCAAAAGATTATGATTTACAAAGTTGAAGATTTATATAATATAAAAGGAAAAAAGATAAGACATATATCCAAGAAAGATCACAAAATAGATTGGATTGGTGGAAAGTGTGTGTATAAGATATTGATTGATGATGAACTTGCACACGTGGGAAGATCCGATACTTGCAGAAAGCATGGCGGTGCAGAAAAAACTAGGAAAGCCGTAGTGCAATTATTGGGTTGGGAAAAGAGCAATCCAGGTGTTACTACAACAAAAAGTTGGAAATATCTACGTGAAAAATATGGCGACATATATCCAGATGACATCAAGGTAGAAATATTGTTTACAAACAACATAGAAAAGTTGTATAATAAAGAGAAGATATGATGTTTAAGAATAAAGACAAACTCTTACATACAGTAATGAAACAAATTTGTCTGTTTGCAGAGAAGCAAACATTTAAACAGTATCCAGAAGATTTGGTCAAGTCTTTGAAGCACCTTTCAGAAAATAACAGAGAACTTAAATACGAGTATAAAGAACTCTACGCCATTTATGTTTGGTATAAGATTGACAGACCAAAACGCCAGAATCCAAAGGAGATCGGAACTAGCATGATGTATTACGAGCAAGATACAAAGATGTTGGCAAGAGCAGTGGCACTTCGTAAATTTAGCAACAAACTTTTTAAAGGAGGTGACTATGACCCGCCTATCAGGTCTAATACAGCGACACAAAAATCTATCAGAGAAAATAGTTGATTTAGAAAAAGAAAGAAAGTTCAATAGGACTTTTCAACATAAAGCAGAACTGATTAATTTAAAGAAAGAAAAGTTAAAGATAAAAGAGAAGATACAAGTAGAAAGCGAATAAGATGTATGAGTATAACTGTAGAATACTGAGAGTAGTCGACGGAGATACAGTTGATGTAGACATTGACTTAGGATTTGGAATATGGAGACATAGAGAACGTGTCAGGCTATTTGGTATTGATACTCCTGAATCAAGAACGAGAGACCTAGAAGAAAAGAAATTTGGTCTCGCGGCAAAGAAATTTGTGAGAGATAACTTACCGATTGGTTCGATACAGACTCTTGTGACAATGAAAGATAAAAAAGGAAAGTTTGGAAGAATACTAGCTACCTTTAAACTAACAGATGGTGTCACACTCAATGACAAGATGATTTCTGAAAGCCATGCAGTTAAATATGATGGACAGTCTAAAGACACTATTGTAGAAGCACATTTAAAGAACAGAGAAGTACTTAAGAAGAAACATGAAGAACTAAGGTGA